GACCTCTAAAGCCGAACACCGTGCTGGTCGTGGTGCTTACCAAGTGCCGATGTTGCCTGCTTCTGAGTTGCCTAATGCTATCAAGGTAGCAGAACCTGAACTGGCAGAAGTTGACCTTGCACAAGTTATGGTCCTGCGCCAACCTAAGTTGCAAGATGATTCCGATACCTCAATCCCTGTAAAGTATCCCGATTATGTTCCATTTGGATTTTTTAAAGACTTGCGTAATATCGTTAAATCTAATATGTTTTATCCTGTGTTCATTACAGGCCTATCGGGAAATGGTAAAACACTCATGGTTGAACAAGTTTGCGCTGAGTTGCAACGTGAATGTATTCGTGTTAATATTTCGATTGAGACTGATGAATCTGATTTGCTCGGTGGTCCTACCCTTGTTAATGGCAATGTCGTTAACCGTGATGGTCCTGTTATTCAGGCAATGAAACGTGGTGCAATTCTATTGATTGACGAAGTTGACCGTGGTTCCAACAAGTTGATGTGTTTGCAAGGTATTCTTGAAGGTAAGCCATATTACAACAAGAAATCTGGTGAGTTGGTACAACCTGCTAAAGGTTTTAACATTATCGCCACAGCAAATACAAAAGGTATGGGTTCTGATGAGGGCAAATATCTTGCACAAATTCTTGACTCCGCATTTTTGGAACGATTCCCTATTACTGTTGAACAGGAATATCCTGACGCAAAAACTGAAACTAAAATCTTGTCACCTCTGGTTGATGACCAAGATTTTGTTAAGTGTCTTGTGATGTGGGCTGAAGTTGTGCGTAAATCATATGCCGAAGGTGCTATTGATGAAATTATCTCCACTCGCCGTTTGGTACACATTGTTAAGGCTTATGAAATCTTTAAGGACAAAATGAAAGCAATCACTTTGTGCGTAAACCGTTTTGAAGAAGAAACAAAAACTGCCTTCATTGACCTTTATACGAAAGTGGACGCCAAAATTAATGCACCTGAAACACCTGCTGTTGAAGCACCAAAAGCAGACCAAGAAATTCCATTTTAATGAGTGAAACTCCAGTAACGCATAAATAAGTGTGTTACTGGAGAATAAAATGCACATTTATAAAATTACAAATACTGTCAACGGTGATTATTATATCGGACAAACAGTTAAAGAACTGAATGAACGGATGAGGGGACACCGAAATACGGCCAATCATGGTTCCAACTATCACTTACATAATGCAATGAGACACTATGGTTATGTAAATTTTAAGATAGAATTGATTGAATCGGTAGACAATTTGGAATTATTAAATGAAAGGGAAATCTATTGGATAGAGCATCTGAATCCAAAATACAATTCACATAAAGGTGGACTAGGTGGTTCAAAGTCTGGCCGACCTGACATTCTAGGTGAATCTAGAGAAAATTGGAAAAAAGGATTTGACAGAAAAGGTAAAGAACCTTGGAATAAAGGTAAAACCGGTTTAGGTGGTTACAAATGGTCTAAACCAATGTCTGATGATAAGAAAAAAGCCATTTCCGAATTCATGAAATCCAAAAGAGTAAAATGTGTGCATTGTGGTGTTGAATCTAACCCAGGTAATATTGGAAGATATCACAATGATAAATGTAAAATGAAAGAGATTATATTATGATTAAGACAGTTCGTAGTGGTAAACAAAATCGTCATGAAAAGATTACGGTGACATTGTTGAGTGGTAATCCTGTAACACCTGATGAAATCAAGGCCTGCTTTACAGGTACTGACCAAGAATCGGTCATGTACCGATTGAGCACCAACATCTATAACATCCGATTGGACGGTGGTGTTATCAAGGTGCATAAAGATGGCCGTAAGGTCAAGGCGTACCAATTGATGAATGCACAAGAGTTTAATGCTGAAGGTCGTTACATTGGTCGTAAAGTTGCCACGGCCGTGTCCACCACTCGTCCTACTGTGACCTATACCACAGTAACCGAAGATGAACTGGAGATTGCATGAGAATCAAAGCCTTGAGTAAATTTGTTGATGGCCTCACAGCAGGACCAACCGCATTGGAAATGGCTGAACGTGAACTTGAAGAAGCAAAAGTAGATATTCTAAAGGCATTCACCAGTCGTGAATATGCTGATGCAATGGTGCAATACAACCAATCACGTATTGATAGGTTGACCGATTACATTGCAATAAATAAGAAACCACTTTAAGGAACATTCATGTATAAGCCAATGCTTTTGCAAATCAAAGAGTTGATGGATTTACATCTCTCGGTTTATGAAATTGCCCATAGACTGAAAATTGATATGGATGTTGTGCAAACGGCAATGGAAATTATACAAGGATGGGTAGCATGAACATACTAGAAACACTAAGAACACAGCGATGGGATGACCACAGGTATTACCATCACAGTCGAATCAATCAATTCTTACATTTGATATCAGCATGTTCGTTTCTAGTTGCATATGTTTACCTATTCATTGATCCGGTTGTATCATCATTCATTGCATGGTTGGTTGCCATGATGACACGACAAGCAGGTCATTTCTTCTTTGAACCAAAGGGATATGATGAATATAATAAAGCAACCTTTAATCACAAAGAAGATATTAAAGTTGGCTTTAATTTGAACCGTAAGCGTATTCTATTGTCCTGTTGGTTGGCAGTGCCCTTGTTAGCATACTTTGATGCAACCACAATGAACCTATTGGTGCCACAGCAAGATACAGAAACATTCTTCAATCGTGTAGGTATGGGTTGGTTGTGGTTGGGTATCCTAGGTGTTGCATTTAGGTCGGTACAGTTGATGGTCAAAGAAAACTTTGAGACTGCCATCACATGGGTAATAAAAATCTTGACAGACCCGTTCCATGATGTTATGATATACCGTAAATCACCACTTTATTTGATGAAAGGTCAGTTGATTGACCCCGACTTGAGACAAGATTATGAATGAACGAATTAAAGAACTTGCTGAACAGGCTGAATTTTCCGAAAAAGACCTGCACATTCAAGGTGATAATTTTCAAAAGTTCGCCGACCTATTGATTGATGAATGTATCAAGATGGTACAAGCAGCACCAATACATAATTGCTACACCACATTTGACAAGAGTATGGCCGGGGGCACCAAGCACGATATCATTAAATTCTTAAAACTATCACTAAAATGAACGAACACGATAAACGAAACCTCCGATTCTTGTTAAGCCTTGGTAAGGTTGGTCTAATGAGGTTTCTATCACAGGCTTCAGAAGATGATATGTTATATGCGGCAGAATTGTTGAACCGACACAAGGAAGAGGTTGCCAAAAACTCTGAAATGTATGAGAATAGAATCTATGAGTATGTGTCGCAGGATGATTTTGAAGTTGATGATTTTCCGGATGCAAGAGAGTATTTGAGTAAGTTTACATTGAAGAAGTGAAATAGGAGTTATATTATGAGCGAAGTGAAAGAAATTGTTGGTACTGATCCAGAATTCCAAGAATGGTTGAAGGGCCATTTGCGTGAAGGTGTTGTTACTGTTACCTTCACCAAAAAGAATGGTGATGAACGTGTGATGAAATGCACACTAAACGGTGAACAACTACCACAAATCCAAAAAGAAGCAACCGAAGTATCTGAGGTTCGCCAAACATCCAATACCTCATTGGCTGTGTTTGATGTTGAAGCACAAGGCTGGCGTGCATTCAAATGGGAATCTGTTAAGCAAGTCGGTCTTACAATTGAAGAATAAGTGGTTGCCATCCTGTCCAGTTGTGATACAATGGTAACCTTAGGAGATTAAAATGAAATTTGCACTATGCTCGGACCTACACCTGGAATTCGCACCAATTGAATTGAACAACACCGAAGGTGCTGATGTATTGGTTCTGTCCGGTGACATTTGTATTGCCAAAGACCTTGGTTACACCGATAATGGCCGTTCAGTTCGGTTCATGGAATTCTTCACGCATTGTTCCAAACAATTCAAGGATGTAATCTATATCATGGGTAACCATGAACACTATCACGGTGATTTTACCAAGTCATATGACCAATTGATTACTGCATTGGCTCATCTTCCCAATATACAGGTATTGGAAAAAGAACATGTAACTATTGGTGATGTAACATTCATTGGTGGTACATTGTGGACCGACATGAATCAAGAAGACCCATTGACAATGCAGGCCATTGCAGGCATGATGAATGACTTCCGTATTGTCGCCAATGGTAAAAAAGTGGTGCAATTCCGTGATTCTGATGGTAATACACATGAACGTATTGGTAAACTAATGCCAGAAGATGTTGTGGTTGAACACAAACAAATGTTGGAATATATCCGTAATATTGTGGACGGTAAATTTGACCAGAAGTTTGTCGTTGTTGGACACCATGCACCGTGCAAAATGTCCACAAAGCCACGTTATCAAGACCATAAAGTGATGAATGGTGGTTACAGTTCAAATTTGGTTGACTTCATGCTTGACCGACCACAAATCAAAGTTTGGACTCATGGCCATACACATGATCCATTTGATTACATGATTGGTTCTATTCGCATTGTTTGTAACCCCCGTGGTTATGATGGTCATGAAGACCGTGCTGACCAATTTACATTACAATACATTGAGGTTTAAATGAAAGTCTATATTAGCAATTATCGTAACCATTGGGTAAGTCCATACACTATCCTGGAAACTATTTGTTTTTGGGAGAAAGATACAGACGTATTCTATGACCTTGAAGAAAAGGGTAACAAGTATACAAAATGGGTGAACTTTCTTAATCCAATTTGCGAAGCATGGCAGAAGTTATTGGACATTGTGCATCCTAGAATCAATTATGTGAAGATTGACAAATACGACACATGGAACATGGACAGCACATTGACAACAATCATTCTACCCATGTTGAAACAATTGAAGGCAACTAAACACGGTTCTCAGTTTGTGGATATGGAGGATGTTCCAGAGTCAATGAGAACAACCGACACCGAAGAATATGATGCTCAAAGTTGTTTTGAATTTTATCATGAACCAGATTTACAAAAGGTTCAATGTGATATCCACGACCGTTGGAATTGGGTCATGGATGAAATGATTTTTGCATTTGAACACCTTGCTGATGATTCATGGCAAGAT